CAATAAGAGAACTTTCTTGAGGTGTAGAAACAGGGTTGGTCCATCCTGAAGATTGTATCCCCTGATAGATAGCATCATGTGTTGCCCATACATCCTCAGTACAGGTAAACTTTATTTCGCCATTCTCTAACGTTCCATAATCGACAGCAGCAATTCTGATGATCATCTGCGTAATGTTTAGCTCTGGCCAGCTAAGCTTAAATACGCCCCCCGGGCGTAGATGAGCCATTGTCCTCTTACCGACAATGGTCATCGTTGCTGCCATCGATGAGATCGTAGTTCGCTCGCGTGTGGCAATCTTCTGAGCGAGCTCAACCTTTGTAACCATTGAGAAGTCTCTTTGCTCAGTTACTGATCGACCTTGAATATCCAAGATAGCAGGGTCGTAATCAGGGAACGAAGCTTGCTTATCGTTAATCACATCCCAGAAGTCGATATAAAGAATGTCGGGTATCAGGCCATAAGAAGGTCTAGCAAACTCATCAATGCGAACAATATGGCTTGAGTCAAATGTCTCAAGGTTTGCAACCACGTAATCATCGCGGATTAGCTTAGGAATAAACTTACCCGTTTCAAACTCTTGATAGATTACAGCATTGATATGGCGAAGGATATTATTGATCAGCTCATCAATCGTTTCATCACCTTCCCACAAGTGCGACAACCCAAAGCCTTCGGTATAGAGGGTGTCGGCAAAAGTTGTCCAGTCATCATCGTCAAACAACCAGGTCGAATGACCCAAGCCCCACCGACGATTAGTGAATAGCTCACGAAGCATGTGCGCTGGATTCAGGTCAGTACCAATAGCAGCTTTTGCGAGATACCACTGAGTTGTACCATCATCAAGAATGTCAATACGCTTGCAGAGGAACTCCCACGTTTTGATGTAGTTGCTATTGCCAAGGTATACTTGGCGAAGTACGATCCCAACCAGCCCACGATATGCAGAGATACTAGAGGTAATAAGAGTTGACTCTAGGTAATCGTTGACATCCTGTGAGCTGTGCCCATATTCAAAGTCAATATCACCAGAGATACCACCTTCGCTTTTCTTACCTCCAAATATCCCACCCTGGGCTAAAGTGATTGATGTCTCGCCATCTGAAGCCACTACAGTAGAATCAGTTGGATCTGGCCATACTAGTGTATCACCTACATAGATCTGCTTAATACCATCAATGGGCCCATGGCATAACAGCATGTGCATTCCTGCAAAATACTTGTAACCTGTAACCGCCTTCTTATCCGAGTGAAACAGACCACCATCTATTTTTTCGTACATCTGAATGGTCATCAGATCACCCCACCAAGCTACGGTTGGGTCATTAATCCGTTTTGGCATTCCAAAGACCACTGGGTATATCCGACCTTCTTCGATGTTTGGAAATTCAAACTCACCAGGTGATCGCTTCTGACCTTTGGGGTTGTATAGAGCCTGGCCGATAAGATAAGAAACGGCCAACGTTACAATGAATGCAATAATAGGTCCCATGATATCCTCAGTATACAATAGCTTGAATGAATGGGTTCTTAACTGGCAGAAACTCAGCTCCACCATAGTTTATCTTGTTACTGAACTTATTAAGACAATGGTCTGCAGTATGGTTGCACCCAGCATAGCCAGTACAGGTCATCCCTGCGGATAGCCCCACGATACCTCTAGCAATTAATATCTGAGAGCCATTATGTTCGTAGATGAGTCGTCTAGCTGCTCCAACTACTAACAACCCACCAGTAAACCAGTTATCTGGCTTAGCTCCGAATGCCGGACAGTTGATGACGTTTCCTGTCACGCTTGAGATGATACCATCTACTTGATATAGGATACGAGCTACCGAGCAATACGCTGAATAGAGTGGCAGGTCGCACATGATCTGGCATCGGCGTCGTGCGCCAGCTCTAGCGGTATCCGATGATACAGGTGCAGCTGTTATAGTTGCTACTGCATTTTCATCAAAGACCACCCGATGGACAACTCCAGACCAATACGTGATATAGTCAGTACTGTGCATCCTGTAAACATCAAGATATACTTTTGTTTCAAACATTCCAGCAACGTAGTTTAGAGCGAACAAGTTGCCTCTACCCAATTTGACCTTGAGCTCGTTCTTAAAATGGTTGTCCGCCATTTCCATAGTTTCTCGCTGGATAGTATCGGGTGTATAGCTAGAACCTGCAACTGTCTGAGCAGTAGCAGCGGATGTAAACCTCCAGTGGTGGTCTGCCTCATCAAAGAAGTGGAACAGCTCAACTGGCTGTCCATCACTCGTTGACTGTTCGTAAGTATTATAGCTCATTTTTGATCACCGTAAAGTTCAGGGTTGATTTCTGCTTGTAAGGCCTGTACCATTCCATTTCCACTTTATCTGATGACAATCGACACAGCTGAAGAAATGAGATCTGACAGTTAGCGTTGGTTACAATACGCCCCAAAGCTGCATCAATCGTAATGGTCTCAGTACTGCCATTGTCTTCGATGTTTATGATCTCTCGACATTCTTTCTGGCCGTCTGTGAAGAAGAAAATCAGATGCGTGATCAGATCGTTCACGGTAAGATACCTGTATAGGCTAGCGCTATTGACAATCTCAAAGGTGTCAGCCACTGCAGTCATATCTGAGTCAAGCTCCATGTCACGTTCAAACGTTGGAACCCAGATCGACTTCTGCCTCCCGTACATCGCGTGGATAAGCTGGCGGAATTTCCAGCAATCCTCTTTTGATTTGGTGTCGAAGTTATAGGCACGAGTCATGATGTTAAACGTACTGGGAGAAAATACTTGGAACTCACCAACATTGGCATCAATCGTAATCAGATCAGGGTCGACTGTCCTGCCAATTGAGCCATTGACTATGCAATGAGTCAATAGGACAGGTTGTGACTTGTATGTTAGGTCTGCAGCGTACCCTGTGGTGATAGCATTGTCAGTGATCTTGAACTCAGCTGTAATAGCAGTCTTTGTTACAGCTGAGCTCTGCAACGCAAGGGTGTTATTTAGATATCCCAATCTAATCGGCATGATTGTTTTCGTCCCTGTGAAAAGAGTCGTTGTAGGGGACTGCAGGATGATTGAGCTAGCATTAACAGACTCTATCTTGATCGATTCAAAGCTTGAAGTATTCTGCCAAATGACTGCGACACCGCCAGCTCTGAAATCTGTATAAGTTGTGTCAATGAAAATCTCTGAAGTACCTATGGCTATTGTTCCACGGTGAGAGACGCCATTAGTCCAAACAGGAACGCCCCACAGAGCTTTCAGCTGGTTGAAGATCAAGGCTTCAAATCGTCTCCTTTCAACTTCGGTGTTCAGTTGAAAGTTGAATCTGTAAGCCTGCCTGGGGATAAGTCTCGAAGCTATACGTTGTTCGGACCCAAGTCCAGATCGTGGAGTTATAACGTTGGTCAGCCACTCAAGTGATTCATTGATCGACGACTGCGGCTCAAAGCTGAAGATGATACTTCGAACGCCGGTAACAGTAAGAGTCAGCTCATCGACATCAAACAGAAATACTCTTAGAGCCTCGATAGTTGGATCACCCTCTTGTGGTGCAGTAACGGTATAGAGTACTTCACCAACCCCGTGCATTGTGTATGGACTGCTAAGCCCACTGAATACCAAATTACCAATGTTGTAGTCTGAGATACTCAAACAGTCAACTGGGGTAAAGTAAGCATTCCAAATTCTGAATGTCTCTATAGCCTCTGATAGGATAACTCCAAAATCAATCTCGCTTGGTAGCAGATAAACTCGATTATAAAAATCATCTGTGAAGTCAGGAGCTCGCTCAGCTGAGATTGGTATCCGTTGATACCCCCCATAAGTTGGCCTGAAGACATCTCTAACTAGGGTCACTTCAGATAGAACCATTGATGACTCAAGATCCTCAAATGATGGCATAACCAATGAGCTCATATCAAGAGCAGTACTGGCCGAGATCGTCGCGTCGGCTGTTATCTCTTCATCCAAACTGAAGAGGACAAATATCGCATCTAATATAGCCATAAAGTTTTTTCCTTAGCTGATCAAGATAGCAAACCCAGGAATGGCGTATGGGTACGAGCAAGTCCTGGATCTGGCAGGGAAGCATTTCCATGTATCACCTCCCAGTGTAAACTCGGACTCGTTAGCAATCGCATTCATAGCAATCTGTCTAATACCAACCACGTTACCTAAGAGCCTGAGCTGAGCGTTAGCTGCATGTAAGGAGAAAAAGTATATTGGTAGCATGATCGTGACAGATGATAGATTATTGGGTGCTCCCTCACATGCGAGCCCACTCACACGTGACAGCCTATACTCGTTGAAATCTGGGTTTGTTGGACTTGCAGGAACACCACTTGTTACTAAAGAGACTGCCTGCGATGTAGTACTATTACCCCCATCACCCATCTTCTGGGAACTTCCTACCCAACCAGCTATACCATCGGGCCCGTTCAGATAGATGGCGTTGCAGCTTGATTCAGCTACATTTATCCAAGTGGTCAGGGTTGAAGTTTCTGAGTCAAGGAACTGACCCGTCCCTATCCCGCCCTGGTCTTGGTATCTATACCATGGATCATACGAGGATGAAGTACCAGAAATAAACTGCCCACCTGTGTACGTACCAGCACCAGTCTTATCTAGCGAGCCAAATGCAATCCAGCTATATTTATCAGTGGCGTCTTCAACTACTACTATAACAGTATCACCATTTTCTACTATCCAATAGTTTGCTGGTCCAACAACCCAAGCGCATGTGCCCATTGACGCCCCGTTATCACATTGGGGATATCCTGATTGTGTATCCCACGGCTGTCCTGCACTATATGCCCCAGTTGATCCGTTGATTCCGATCCCATGAAGCTCAAAGCTATACTTACCAGTGTAAGTCCCCACCTTGTCTGAGTTTTGAAACGCTGCATGTCCATAAGCCGATCTCAGGTTGAAATACATAGTTTGCCCATACGCATCGTCTCTATGTACATGCAGTCGCTTACCTGAGGTTGGGGGTGCAACAATTGGGTTTCGATAGGTTGAATTATCATCCGCCCAGGCATCGATAGTCCAACCAGACACGGTTAGAAAATCTTTGATCGCTTCGAGAAGTTCGTTAGCACCAGCTGCTGCCCCAAACGTGTACATAATATGTT